GTATTTCATTATCTCATTCCTAACATTTCCTTCGTCATTATATAGTCACGAAGAAAGTCCGATCTTACTATGTCTTGCCAACCGAAAGTTATCACACTAAAATTCTTCAGTTGTTCCATGACTCGTAAGAACCTTTGGATACCATCCCTCTCTGCAGGATCTTTAAAATCCGACTGGAGATAGTCTCCGCTAAATATGACTCTGCAATTATTACCTACTCGTGTGATAACGGAGTCGAGTTCGTGGAAGTTTAAGTTCTGCATTTCATCCACGATTATTATGGCATTATCAATCGTTAGTCCCCTAATGAAAGATGTTGTCATAAATTGTACTTGATGTGCCGTGACCATCTTATTATAGAATGATGCCCCTGACACACCAAACAATTCAGAACAAATTGCCTTATATGGTGTTTCGAACACTTCTTGTTTTTCATCAACAGATCCAGGCAGGAACCCCATTTCTCTTGTAGGAACTATTGAACGGACAATGATTACCTTTTCATAAGGTGACTCTTTTTCTAACATAGATTCGATTGCAAGATACAGTGCAACAAATGTTTTACCTGTACCTGCAGATCCAGTAAGTACTAAGTTATCACCCTCATCCCATGCATTATATGCTTTTCTCTGATTTTCTGTCTGAGGTTCATATTCAAACAAATCATCATAGAACGCTTTCGCTCTATTACTACTCATGTCTTTATTGTATTACCTTTACCAGAGTTATCTTTAATTCTTCCTAGATGTTCTCTCCAATCAGATCCTGCACGTGCAAGAGTACCCTTTGTATCTGTTACAAACTTAGGTGTACTTAACATCTGATACAAGTCACCATCTTCTTTTAAAGTCTCCTGTAAATCGTTCCAAGACATTGTCACTTCAAACTCTTCACCAGTTGATATTCTTTTTAAATTATAAATCGGCATCATTATCTCCTATGCACATTTATTTATAAACCAACTAGGCTGTTCTCTTTTAGTCCATACCATTTTGAATCTATCCTGTTTAGTGTGATAGTATTCTCTGTAAGATCTGATTGTCTGACCCTCATGCATACACTGTGGTTCATGAGTCATTGCAAGTTTGAAGTCAGTCATTGGTACACGTGGGATATTCTTAGGTGGTTTGACCAACCAATACTTTAGTCTCTCTGTACTGTGTGTCTTACCATAACGATATGTATACTCGTCAAGCAAAGCACAAAAGTGATCATAGTGCCAACGATAGTTGTACACTGATTCCATAGTCCATACTGTGCAAGGATGTTTATGGTGTACTGCTTTGTAGAGTACATCTTCCATTTCTGGATTTTCTAGTTCATAGTATTTGATCATAGTTTTACCTGACACAGATGGACGTTTAGTCTCTACACCATCGAGCATACGATGTGCAGTAGATAACATCTGTGCAGATTCTACAATCATTTTGACAACGTGCTTGTCACATTGTGACTGTGCAGCAATCTTTGGATTGTGATCTAGTATAAAAATATTCATAATATATTCCTCCGCTCATACAACGTAGCTTTATTATACAGGAGTTTTCAGATTCTGTCAACTATTATTTTTTTATTTTAAATTAATTTCTTTTATCGTCTTCAATACAAATTCCCTCTTCTTTATAATCTTTTGTGCTCTTGTTAGTTGTCCTCTCTTTTCTAGTTTCTTAGCATATACGTCTAGTTCTTCGGAGTCTTTTTTCAAACGTTCAAGTTGCGCTGTTACCATTTGTATTTCCTATAAAAAAAGAGCGTACACGAATGTGCACACTCTGGTTAGTGTTAAAATTAAAAAGGTGATTTAAGTCGTTAACCTTGGAGAAGGCCTGGGAAAGTTTCCTCAACAATTGCTCTAGTCAAACCTTTCGGTGTTTTTTTGTTTATCATATCAACAACTACTTGAGCATCTTGGGGATGTATACCTTCTAACATTAAGAGAAACATTCTCTCTTTTTTGAATTGAGGTGTTGCCTTTTCCATACCCTCAACGAAATACTTAAACTTACTATTCTGTCTTCGTAGATCTGTGGGATGGTTATGTGCCTCTGAAGGAGTGTACGGAGGTTCACCGTCTGGAATAATCCATTTCAAGGATTTATCCATAGAACCTCTGATAACATCTTTTAATGCCCAACTCTCATGGGTTTTTAAAATTTTAATCTTATCATCTTTTTTCTTAGTCTTAGCAATTTCTTGCAAGATCTCAAAAATATATTTCGTCTTCATATTAATTCCTCAACGGATTCAATCATCATTTTCATATTGTTATTTATCAAATAAGGAAGTACTAAACCCTTCTGCGACCATTTATCTTGATCTTTATATTGTTTAATTATTTCTTCCTGTATATGATCTGGTGTGTACGTTAGATCAATCAACGTGCGATTGCGTTGATAGTTCCTGTACCAATCAGAATACTGATAACTTGTATCAGTACCAGATAATTCATTAATCATTTCATCTTTTTTCTTACGAGATAATGGTCTCTGTCTCTCACCGTCCACAAACACATTATCGTGCGAGAGCACGTTTGGCACTCCATCTCCTGCGTCACCAGTGAGTATCTTTTCCATCAGACTTACATGTGGGTTTGTTTCTCTATATTCTTTTTTCAATAGAGGTGAGTACTGACGCACGTTATTATATCTCTGCAACTGTAAGAAGTCTTTGTCTGCAGACACAATCATTACATCTTCGTACTCACCGAACTCTTGTGTATTCTTACAGAGTGTACCAATAATATCATCTGCTTCACATTCTTCAACATGGATTACTTTGTAGGGAAAGTTATCTCGGATCTCGTCACGAACCTTATTGATAATACGGAATGCTTCGTTCCAATCTAAACCAGACTTGTCACGTGCTTTCTTTCGATTCGCTTTATATTGTTTGTAATACTTTTTGCGCCAGTTGTCTTTACCATCACAAGCAATGACTAGTTCACCGAACTCTTCTTTATACGCATTACGATACAACCGCAAAGAGTTGATGATCATATGACGAATCATACCCTCATCATTCTCTTTGTTGATTGCAACATTAGCAGCAGATAGTCCACCATAATCTACAATAATCATAATTCACCTTTTAATTGTTTACACAATTATACCACATTACAATAGGTTTGTCAACCTGCGGCCTCTTGAACTTCCTTTGCACTCACAACACCTTCGTTCATAAGTTTGTTGCGATTAGACATGTGACCACGTTCAATGTCTGCCTTGTTCTGACCATAATACTTTACTGCATGTCCTTCTTCTATCAGGATCTCCGTAAGCATTTTTTCACCGACTATAAAGTCACCAAGGATACGACCAAACTTACCCTTCATGTCTTCACCGTCTTTTGCAGCAAACGTTTTAAGAATTGTATCTTTCTTTATTAATTCTTCTACGCGATCTTTTGCGGCAAGTCCAAATATCTTTTCTACCTTATCTCGTGTCCTAGACTCTGGTGTATCGATACCCATGATACGTACACGCTCGTTCTTTAACCACACTCCAAAACCAAGATCGATGTCAACATCAACTGTGTCGCCATCAACTATCTTCACAAGTTTTGCTTTGTATTCATACATCTGATATTCCCTTTAAATGTTTACTATGAATCTTACCACCAATAAACTCATTGTAATAATCTTCTCGGAATAATACGTCTCTATCAAATTGTTCTTTCATTTCGAAATATGTCATTTCACCTTTTGATTTACATAGTCTCAAAATTTCTCTTTTAAAATCATCGGCACGTTCTTCTACTAGTAACTTAACTTCTTCACTCGACCCAAAGTAAGTTCTCCAATCAGACTCTGTTCTAGTCCTGATTCTTCTCTTTCTTGTTTTTGTTTTGGGAAGTATCTTTGGTTTCCAGAAGTTCTTTTTACCGATATATTTTCTACCAGTATTTATATCTGTAATCATGTAAACGAACCCCTGAAAGTCTTCAGGGGTCTCATTAAATTCTTTATCTTTGTAATACCACATACACTTATGTATCTGGTTCAGTAATGTCCTCTACCTCTGCATGTCTGTATCCACACATTGGGCAATACTTGGGTTTCTCCCCATCCTCTACTAAAACTATTGTAACTGACTCACAATCTTCACATTCTATTCGGTATTCTTTTTCCACTGCTTCTTTTGCCTTTTCTTGTTCCGTACCCAAGTCTTTTCATAATCTTCATCCTCTGATAGTAATGGTATCCACCCCATTCAGAAATTTCTTTTTTGGTTCTTCCACAACCAATGCAAACATCTTCAACTAGTCTGCAGATAGATCTGCATGGGGTGATGTAATCAGAAGTCGATTTCACACGCACCACCTGCACATGCGGCAGCTGCTAGAGTATCTACATCTGTATATACTTTTTCTGTGAGATCGTTTTCCCATTCTACTGGTTTTAGATTACTTTGTATCTTTTCCCACTTGTGGAGTAGATACGCATCTTTCAGACAATACTCAGTTTTCTTCATATCACCATCAAGATAGTTTTGTGCAAATCTTTCGAACCTACGAACCCAGTCTTTCTTTGCAGAGTTTTCTGAGGACTCCACTGAAAGATCTTCACCCATACCCATTGCGGTAGAACAGGCAGTCCATAGATTGTCATAGACTTTTAGTGCATCAACAACCATACCAGATGCAAAGATTGCACCTTGGTCATACTTCGCAACCATTTGTTCTGCGTCTATGACCTGTGTATTAGGTGCTTGGTTATAATCCTTGTCACCTGTTGGAGATAGGAATGAAATGCCTGAAAAAGAGTAACGGTTTTTATATACGTACTTCTCTACTTCATCCCAATCGTCTACTATGA